CTAATTCTTCAGAATGCACATCCGTTGGATCTTCATCTGCGTCATTCATACCTCTCATACCTTCTTCGGCTGGAACTGGTTCTTCAACTGCAGGTGCTTCTGCTGGTTCGTCCATTACTGGCTCATCCATTGGCATTTCATCCTCTGCAACTGGTTCGTCTTCCATTCCTTCCTCTTCAGATAGTTTAGCTGATAACATAGATTGAAGTCTAGGCGTAAATGCTTCTTCCAATGCTAGTTTTGCGTTTGCTAATGCAGTCTCCCTTACGGCTTTTGCGTCTGCGATAGCTTCTTTCAATAAATTGTTCATTGAATTTTCTCCTTTAATAAAATTTTTCGGAAATATAGTTATTAGGAACTATAATATGAATTGTGTTTAAATAGTTCAGGGACGGTATATTGAGATACCGTATGTTTTCTAGTCAATTATAAATATAGGCGTGTGTTAATAAACAACCTATATTCTAATAAAAATTTAAAAGAGAAATGAAATGTTAATTATCGCGCTGATCTTCACATTTTTGATGAAATCTGGCCTTTGCCATTTTTTCACGCTTCTTCCAAGATTTTTTTATAAAGAATTTTCTTTCTTTTAATTCTTGTAAAGTACCTGCATCCTTTAAAGAGCGCTTCCAAAATCTAATAGCAAACCCTATATCACCTGTATCTTTAGGATTTCTATTATCTTTAACTACTGATGCTCCTAATGCATGTCCTGGCAAATGTGATTGCCAAATTTTATGTTTCTTGTTCATATAACTATTTTATGATTATAACTATTATTAATATAAAGAATATATTTCAATATACCAAATGATTTT